TATGATGAAAATAACAATGAATATATCAACACACAAGGAAAAAATCACACTGTGGAAAGATTAATGCCTACGCCTTACACTTTGAGTGTGGCAGTAGATTTATGGTCAACCAACACGGATCAAAAATTACAGATCATGGAACAAGTATTGATGTTGTTTAATCCTAGTTTAGAAATACAGACCACAGATAATTATGTGGACTGGACCAGTTTGAGTGTGGTTGAAATTGCCAACATTAATTTTAGTAGTAGAACAATACCAATGGGAACAGATTCTGAAATTGATGTGGCGACACTTAATTTTACAACACCCATTTACATATCTCCACCTACCAAAGTTAAAAAACTAGGTGTGGTTACACAAATTATTGCCAGCATATACAATGAAAAAACAGGCAATATTGATCTTGGACAAAGCATGCCTGAATTACAAGCATACTCAGATGATTATTCTAAAAGTGTTAAGTCAACTGTCACAAAAGACGCCCAAGGTAATATTGACACCAGTGTTACCACAAAACAAGATGCAGATTCTGTGTTGGCTACAACAGCCATCCAATATGATATTCTTGTGATGAACAACATAGCACAAATTATAGACAAAGGTATAGCAGGACAAGTTAGTTGGAAAGGTTTGATAGAATCTTTGCCAGGTAGTTACAATGCTGGTTTGAGTAAATTGCTACTTAATAGACAAGATATAAATCAAAGAGTAGGAGGAACTTTTGCTATCAACGAACTTAATGAAACTCAACTTATAATAAATTGGGATGAAGATACCATTCCTACAGACACAGTGTTTGCTGGAGCAACTTCAAGAGGCACAGTGGACTACATAATTGATCCTACAAAATTCAATCCATCAACAGTGAAAAATACAGGGACAAGATTTTTATTACTGGCTGACATAATTGATACAAGTTCCAATGATCCTAGTGCTCAAGCATGGGACGGTTCTACAGCAGGTGAAAATGATATTATTGAATGGAACGGTTCAGAGTGGACTGTGCTGTTTGATGCAAGTGCAAACACGATCAGCAGTGATAACTTTAGTACCAAATTTATCACAAATCTAAATACCGGAATTCAATACAAATGGACTGGTGAACAATGGCTATTATCATTTGAAGGCGAATATCGTAAAGGAACCTGGCAGATTCAACTCTAAATAATTAACTGTATGACCAAGAAGATTATTGGATGCGGTGCATTATTCTACAGCAAAGAAACCAATCGTTTTTTATTGCTACACAGGACTCAAAGCAAACAGAACAGAGTGTGGGGATTAGTTGGAGGCATGACCACCAATGAACGTCCATGGGAAGGACTTCAACGTGAGATTAAGGAAGAAGTTGGTGATGTTAAAATATTAAAAACTATTCCAATGGAAACTTTTATTAGTAATGACGAAGCATTTTTATATCACACATATTTGTGTATTGTTGGTCCAGAATTTTTACCAAAATTAAACAAAGAACACAATGGATATGCTTGGTGTAGTTTTAATCATTGGCCTAAACCTTTACATCAAGGACTCCGAAAAACTTTGCAATCTAAAACCAATCAAACTAAATTGGAAACTGTGTTCAAAATTATCAAATTTTTAGATGATTAAGATTATAGGAGACATAATGTTGGATGTTTGGGTACAGGGAGAATGTACTAAAGTATCTCCTGAAGCATCGGCCCTTGTGTTACATGAACACAGTCGAGATTACAACATAGGCGGAGCAGGAAACCTCGCTTTAAACCTATCAAATCTCGGCGCAGACACGTATCTTTATGGATCGGTGGGCAACGATGCCCCTGGTCACAAAATCCAAGAGATTTTACTGCACAACAACATCAAAACGTATCTGTGCCAGGATGCTGTAACAACCAGTACCAAAACACGTATGATAGGTCCTGACGGACAACATCTATTGAGATTGGATAAAGAACAGCATTATGAAAGTGAAGAACCTCAGAACAACCTTATCAAAGATTTAACTGAAGACGACGTGGTCATTGTGAGCGATTACAACAAAGGAGTTGTTAAACAAAATCTAATAAGACAGATTGAAAACAAAGTAAAAAGAATATATGTAGATCCAAAACAACATCCTAACACATATTATGGTGCTTATCTTGTGAAACCCAACATGAAAGAATATGAAGCATGGTTTGGCAAGTTTGATCCACACACAGCAGAAATAAAAAGAGTACACAATTATTGGCAATGGTTGATTGTGACTGATGGTGCTAACGGCATTCATGTTATTGGAGACAATGTGTATCAACACATAACGGGCAAGTCAGTTGAACTCGCAGATGTGAGTGGCGCTGGCGATACAGTGCTGGCAATCATTGTGTATTATCATGAAATGGGTTACTCCATGGTAAATGCCAGTGAATTAGCACTCAAAGGAGCAAGTAGTGTTGTTCAACATCGCGGAGTCACTGTGGTTAAGAAAAGTGACATAGAAGATAGAGTGGTATGGACTAATGGTGTGTTTGATATACTACATGTTGGACATTTAGAATTATTAAAATTTGCGAAACAACAAGGGGATAAATTGATAGTTGGTATTAATTCCGATCACAGCGTGAAAAGATTAAAGGGCGAATCTAGACCTTACAATAATGTTGATGAAAGACAGAATCAACTGAAACAACTACCATGGGTAGATGATGTTGTGGTGTTTGACGAGGACACTCCTAAACAAGCAATAAAGAATATATCGCCAGATGTTATTGTAAAAGGCGGAGATTACACAGTGGAAACAACTGTGGGAAATGAGATGGCTGAAGTTGTTATATTTCCCACTGTCAAAGGTTTTTCTACTACAAACTTAACGGAAAAGGTTAAACGTAATGCAGAAAACAATAAAAAATAATAAAATCATAATAGATAATCTGTGTCCTAAACCAGAAGCAGATGCTATCAATGAAATATATGTTGGAGAGCATTTTCCATGGTATTTTAAAAACTATGTTGTGGACGAAACTATGATAAAAGACGGCACAGAAAATTATCAATATCAATTTACACATCATTTGTTAAGAGAAGACGGAAATATAGTCACTGAACAAAATCATTGGCAAGCACTGTTTCCAATTTTCAACAGAATACACCCTAATACTTTTGTAAGAATAAAAGCCAATCTTGTGCCTAGAGCAGACAAAGTAGTGGTGCACGGATTCCATGTTGATTGTATGGTTCCTTTTAGCATCACAGGAATTTATTACTGCAACACCAATAATGGCTACACAGCATTTGAAGATGGAGACCAAATTGAAAGTGTACAAAACAGATTAGTTTTGTTTCCAAGCAACATGAAACACTCTGGATCCACATGCACAGATGCTAATTCACGTGTTGCAATTAATATCAATTTTATTCCCAGATATGTGGAAGATTCTATGTACAAAGATATAATAGATGTTGAACTGTGGAATCAAATTCAAAAATGGTGTGATAAAGTAGAATGAAATTATTAACTTTTGGATGCAGTTATACCAACTACTATTGGCCCACGTGGAGTGATCTTTTAGGACATCAGTTTGACGATTATCAAAATTGGGCTATCAGTGGTCTGGGTAACAATGCAATCATGCAAAGACTGAACGAAGCCGTAACATCTAACACACTGAATAAAGATGATGTTGTGGTTGTGCAGTTTACAGATTTGAATAGAATTGATATGCATAGCATTGGTATATTGCCTTTCGGAAATTGGCGTGCTGGAGGAAACATTTGGATGAAACCCAGTGAAGAACCTTGGATCAGAGACACATGGAATGAAGACAGTTATGCCTACATGAATCACAACTATATCAGTATGACGATGAATTTTTTAAAAAACCTACCTTGTAAATGGGCAGTAACCAGCAGTGTGGATTTACCACAAATATTGGCAGATAAGGAATTTGTTCATAATAAAAACATTTATAGTAATTGGATAAAACCAATCCAACTTCATGCAGATGAATCAAATAGTCCAGTAGTTAATGTGAAATACAAAGACGCAGACTCCATAAGTTTGTTTACAAAAAAACAAAAAATAGATCAAGACAGGCATCCATCTATTAATACCTATGCCCGTTGGGTGAAAAAATACTTGGCACCAAAACTTGATTTAGATATCAAAGACAATGAATTTTTAAATCACTATTTGACAAATGATGAGATCGATGTTAATATGATAGATAAAACAAACTTGTACTACACAAAATTTAAATGGGCAGGCAAGTATCAATATTTTGGATATTAAATGAAAATTTTAGTTACAGGCAGTGACGGATTTATAGGAAAAAACCTTATTAATCATTTGAGTAAAAATCACACAGTTGAAGGATTTGAATATACTCCCAATGTTTATCCAGATGCTTCTAAATACGATTGGATTATCCATTTAGGTGCAATTAGTTCAACCACAGAAACAAATGTTGATAAAATTTTAACACAAAATTACGAGTACAGCATGAGATTGTTGCAGATGTGTGAACAGATGGGAACAAACTTTCAATATGCCAGTTCAGCAGGAGTTTATGGAAACACACACGAGTTCAACGAAGAAAGCGACTGTCATCCTCAATCTCCCTATGCATGGAGCAAATATCTTTTTGATAGATTTGTTAAACTAGCAGGCGAATTCAATGTGTTGGTGCAAGGTTTTCGATACTTTAATGTGTATGGTCCTCATGAAGAACACAAAGGAAATCAAATGAGTCCGGTGAGTAAATTTGTTCAACAAGCAAAAGACAATAACACAATAAAAATTTTTAACAATAGCGAGCATTATCAAAGAGATTTTGTTTCGGTGCATGATGTTTGTGAGGTACACAAACAAATGCTTGATGTAGATAAATCAGGAATTTACAATGTTGGAACCGGTTCTTGCACCAGTTTTAAACGTGTGGCAGAAATAATTGCCAAAAAACACAATGCTAACATAGAAGAAATACCCATGCCTGACAGTGTAAAACAGCATTATCAAAGTTACACCAAGGCAGACAATTCTAAAGTAAATAGATTAGTAAAAATAGATTGGAGCACTGTAGAACAATATGTCAACGCACAATAAGAATGGTAAAATAACAAAAGGCTGGGGCTACGAAGTTATATGGGCTTCTAATGAACATTATTGTGGAAAATTCTTAGTCTTTACAAAAAAAGATGCAAAATTTTCTATGCACTTTCATAAAAACAAAGACGAAACTTGGTTTGTTAACGACGGTGAATTCAAATTAAGGTACATAGATACAAAAACTGCAACACTTTACGAAAAACCTTTAAAGACCGGTGACACTTGGCACAATCCTCCATTATTGCCACACCAATTAATTTGTACAACTGATACAGGCAGTGTAACAGAGGTTAGTACAATGGATGATCCGGATGACAACTACAGAGTTATTCCTGGCGATGGACAAAAGGCTCCTGTTAATCCTGCTGATCAGCAGAATATAGCAAAAAAATTATTGTAAAAGATTAAAATTATCTAATTTTTTTATTGATATAACGCACGGCAACGTATACTGCTAATCCTAACAAAATATACACACTACCATCGAACCATGATATTTCATTCAATAAGTCTGCTGTAATAAAAGACAAATCCATTACGCTTGTGCTTCAGACCAACGCAGTGTAACTGTTGCATTAACACCACCTGTACCACCAGTTCTGAAAATGTTAATTGCTAACACGTCAGGACCATTAGGGAACGTACCTCTGCCACCCAGTGTGGTGTTGGTCAATTCTTGGATTGTGTTCAATGCAAGTGTTGATCTTTCTCCAGGCTGTGCAACAAATGAGAAAATACTTTGACCCGGTTGTGCATATGGAGGTTGACCAAATTTAAATGAAACAGCAGTACCACCTGCTATTGCGCCACTGAATGATTGGTTAAATGTAACACGATAGTAGTTTGTAGAACCAAATGAAGTGACAGGTGCTATTGATACTATCGACGAACCTGCTGGAAATTCTGTGCTGGTGTCTACATCAACTTCAGTACCAGTTGTGGCTCCTAATGCTAGCCATGATGCTTCCTGGAAGAATAGGTAGTTGGAGTTTGCAATAGAACCACCATAACTGAAGTTAACTGCTTCACCTTGGCTGATTCCCGTGTGTCTCTGAGAGAAGTACACCAGATAGTAATTTCCTCTGTCCTGAATCTGTGTCACTGTGGTTCCTGCTGGGAATTGACTAGATGTCACCTCCATACCAACTACGTGACCTTTGTTTTCCCAATCTGCGTCTAGGAAGTATGCATAGTTTCTATTACCTCCCAAGCCAAACCAGTGGTTGGATGTAGAGGTCATAGCATTTGTTGTTAATGCTGTTGCTGTGGTCGAAACTGTACCTGAGTTCCATACAACTGAACCACCTGGAGCAATTTGAGCAAATGATGGTTGACCACCTTGTGCAACTCCTGTTAAATCTGTCCAACCAATATCACTTGGATCAACTGGATAGTTTTGTGGATTTAGAATTCCGTTAATTACAATCTGACCTGCGGATTGACCCGCTTGTGGATCCTCTGTGGTAATTTCTAATCCATCCAATAGCAATTGGGCTCTGTTTAACAAGTCTCTATCACCTAAATCACCAGTTAATGCGTTGGACACTGAAGGAGCCAATCTCAATAGGAACACTGTCTGTCTTGTGGTTGTGATGTCTAACCCTGTTGCAGAGTAACTGAACAAGTATCCTCTGTCTTCATCAAAGTTACCATCTGTAATAAATGCTGATCCCCAGTGTGATATAATTGGTGATGACGTATTGGATATCAATACCACTCCGGTGTTTCTAAAGTGTTCTGAAGCATTACCAGCCGTGTAGTTTCTGGTGGCTCCTGAAGCAAAGTTTGTTAATTGTGCTCCACGAGTACAACCTGTCAATTTATCGTTTTCAACTCCTGTGAATGTGATAATTTCGTTGTCAACGTACACAGTACCACCTGTTGGTGGAAAGAAAGAAGCATCAATCAAAGGCAGTTCAGTTGCTATTGCTGTTACATTAGATTCTAGTTTTCCACTAGGTCCTTCGTTGGCTACTTCATAACGCACAGGTTGGTTACCTGTTCTCATAAATGCTTCTGTGTTTACGTTTGAATTACGCATCCTGTGGGCAAAAACGAAATTACCATCTGCTCCCCTGGTCATAAAATCAATGAAACCTGCACCATACCATGAAAACTGTATCCCAATCATCTGCATCTTGCCTGGATCAAAATTGTATCCGCTTGGGCCTGTGCCATCGATTTTGTCTAAATTGAATTCTGATTGTTTTGCAACTTTGTCTAAAACTAAACATGCTTTTACTCCTTGTGATACGTTGACACCTCTGTAATCCGGAGTAACATACATTTCTGTGTTGGATGTAACTTGGTTGACAACGTGAGTCATACCTCTGATAACAATTCTGTCACCTGCTTTGACTTGTTCTCTAAATCTTGTGCTTTCTCCTGATACTGTGTTTGAATCTGGAGTCACTGTCACAGTTCCTGTCATCTGTCTTGTTGATGTTCTTTGTACGAATGATAAATTTGTTCCATCATACTGCCAGAAAATACCGTTTTGATCATCAAATGTTCCTGAACGCACAGTTGCTCCATTCCAATTGGACAATGATACTTGAGGTTGATCACCAAACTCTGCTATTGTACTTCCTAAAGATTGAACTGCTAAAACTGTAAATTGTCTTTCACCTATTACACTTGCCACAGTGTAATAATTGTTGTACCCAGAAGTTTGAATACCGATCAATCTCACTCTAGCACCTACTTGTAAACCATGGTCTGTGTCATCGGTTGTCACTGTAATTGTTGAACCCACAGCAGTACCATCTGCTGTAACATTTAATAAGTCA